CAAGAGGAGCTAGACAACGCAATTGCTTCTATCCGTAGAACTACTGAGTCTGGACTTGGCAAGTATACCGTTGCCATCATGACGGAGGGGTCAAACCCACAGGTAATGGAGGCTGTTAAGTCGGTTGCCACTCACATCGCAATTGGTAACGAGCGCAACAACGAGATTGTATTTGCTCCGTCAGACAAGTTCGTTAGACGTGCTACGCCAGCAGCTTCTGCAGAAATCACCATCAACAAGAAACTTGCTGATGAGCTTTCGTACAACTTCGTACCCAAGCCCGGATACATCGCTGACCTAGAGTTGAATCGTTACTTCGTGAACGACGACAACTTCAGTGTGTCTATGGGCAACAAGGAGATGAACCTTACTGAGTTCGTGAATCAGTTTACGAACGATGTATTCGAGCGTGCTGGTGTGGAGAAGCCACTTGGGCTCACCGGAATGACTGACCTAGACGTGATTGTCTCGGATAAGTCTACCCCAGAGACCATTATCAGTGATGTGATGACTAAGACTGGTGAAATGATTTCACAGTTCATGCCAAAGACTAATGGCGTCACTCCGGTAGACCAAGTAATGATGGACTACGAGGCTAAACTTGCCGAAGGAAAGGTTGCTCCGAAGTATAACGAAAACGTTAGATTCTCTTCGTACAAGCCGTCTAATACTGCATTCAGCCAGAAGTTCAACACCGTTCGCTCTGAACAAAGAAGAATTGTTGATTCTGCAAAGGCCCCAGTAGCCAAGAGATTCCGTGAAGGTGTGCTAGACAAAAAGGTTGGAATCTTCAACTTCATCAACAAGAACCTAAACGGTCGTAATGCTGAGGCTGCAGAAATGCTCCAAGCATACGTACGCACTGAGGGTGGTAAGTCTATCTACGCTTCTAAGCTTGCGGAGGAAAAGCTTCGTGAGGTGTTTGGCAAAAACGTATTAAACGTTTCTAGCGTGGAAATGCAAGAGGTTGAAGAAACATTGATGGCTCGCACCATCATTGAGATTCAAGACCGTCGTGATGCCATGCTTGCCAAGCAGTACAAGCGCAAAGAGGACGCCCTTGCTGGGGTTACGCTTCAGCAGATTAAGTCTGAGCTTGAAACATCCCGTGAGTACCGCTCGGACCTTCGTGCCCGCATCAAGCGCTCAGAAAGAAATCTTGAGGCCGCAATTCGCACTGGTGACCTCGCCAAGCAGGCGCAACTTAATTCGGATATCCTTACCTACACATCTGAGCTCGTTAAGGTGGAAGCTACGGCATCTGACTTAGCTAAGCGTGTGTCTGTTATCACTGGCTCGACTACTCGCATTCAGGAGCTTCAAGACCCGATTAAAAATCCGGGCGGCATGACATACGAGCAGGCGAATGAGCACCTCGAGCAGCGCAAGAAGGACAATCCAGAGTTGTCTAAGTACGCAAATAGCGTTGTAGACAAGATGTTTGAGGAAACCAAACGAATCCTAAAGGAGAAGTTTGACAGTGGGCTCATCTCTCAAGGAATCTACGATGCACTAAAAGACTACGGGTACAGCCCGAGAATTGTCCTGCAACGACTTGTTGACCGTGAGATGATGTCTGAGCTTGGCGTACTGTCACAAAACCCGTCTAATGGCGTTAAAAAGCTTGGCGCTGGTACGGAGGATGCGATGGTTACTGACCCAACCGCACTATTTGCTGCAACGATTGTGTCGCACGAGCGCACCATGCGTAGAAACGAGATAGCTGCAAGACTGTACGACTTCGTTGTGGCGTCGCCAGCTAACAATGTTTTGTCTATCGAGCAGCCGTTGCTTAACAAAGACGGTTCAATCAAGCGTGACCGTTTCGGAGTTATTCAATACCCTCCAAAGATTGCACCCGGAACTACGGTGATTGAGTTCTTTGACAAGAACAACAACGTAGTAAGAATGCGTGTAGACTTGGAGTTCTATAAAACATGGCGTGGACTTGAGACCTGGGGTGCTGGCACCGAAGGTCAGAAGATGTTCATGGAGCTACTTGGTGTGGCGACTGGGTCTACCGGGCTTAAGCTTGCTGCAACCATCGGAAACCCTGCGTTCGCTGCGGTCAACGTGTTCCGTGACTTCCTGTTTGTAAACGCTTTCACCAACGCATTCGGCAACACCCTTACGGGTAGCATGGCTAACTACATCAAGTACGCATCTCCAATCGCTGTCAATAGACTGTTCGGAGACCGTAGCGTGTCTAAGGCCGCAGAAAAAGGTGGTTACGCCATGGACTTCGTTTCGGATTCGCCACTCGGGTTCCGGAATGTTTCCAAGGGCATCACGGAGCGCAGAACTGGAGACAAGGCTAACAAGGTATCACTTGCTCTTACTTACATCAAAGAAGGAATGCTATTCCTCCAAGAGAAGTCAGAGAAGATTACCCGTCTAGCCATCTTTGAGAAGACGTACCGTGACCTAAAGGCCGCCCGTCCAAATCTTACTGAGGATGAATTGGTAACGCTTGCGGCAGCCAAGGCCCGTCAGCACATGGATTACGCCATCAGCGGACAAGCTTCGTACATGGTCGAGAAGTTCTTGCCATACACCAACGCAGCGACTCGTGCCATTGAAACAAGTGTCTACTACATCTCACCACTCGCTGGTAACAAGATGTTCGGAACTCGTGTCTCTGAAGACAACAACATGGTAAACGCTTGGTCGTTCTTGAAAATTGCCGAGTTTGCAGTTGGATATGCAGCCATCATGGCATTCAATAACATGATTGGTGAGCCGGACGATGAGTTCGATGAGAACGGTGAAAAGCGTCCACACGCTTTAGACTACTTCTCTCCACAAATCAAGGACAGAAACATTGTTGTGCTTAACGGTAAGTGGAAGGACAAGAACACTGGCGAGTATGTTCAGGGATGGTCTAAGTCCGCAGTGCCAGAGGCGTTTGTGATTGGTATACCGTATGAAATGGCTCCGTTCGTTAGACTTACTCAAGCTGTTGCAGATAGTGTCAATCCGATGTTCAGCGACCGTCACCCAAGCAACCTCAAGAGCGCAGTAGTTCTTGGAGCAGAATACTACATTCCATTATTGGGGCAGTCTGCTGCAAAAGGAATCGAGAACAAGTCTGTAGTGGACGCCATGCTCGGTATGGTTGGTCAAGTGCCAATGGTTGGTGCGTACATTGCGTATAGCGCTAACTACGACACCTACACCGGTGACGAGGTGTTCCGTGAAGGATTTGGAGAGCTTGCCGATACCGACAAGTACGACGACCGTACACGTGCCACGTTCGTTAGATTGGGTAAGGGGATTGGCGCCAAGCCTAAGCAGCTACAGGCAGCGTTCGAAAAGCTTGCTACCCGTGTAGACAATCAATACTTCTTGAGAATGATGTTCTCAGTTACTGATAACATTAGCTACGAAGGTCTAATGGAAGAAGGTGTGGTTCAGGGTACTATCCGACCAGCAGAAAACATTGGAGACATCTTGAAAGCCGGCGGCGGCGTTACCAAGCGTATCGTTCGTGATGGCAACCTTGGGTGGCAGGCAGCATTCCGATACGACAGCCTAGAGAAGTCTACAGCCGAGGAAAACACTCGCTCACGTGTGCGCAGAGATGTCAAGGCTATTGCTGCACGCTGGGAGGCAGACAACCACATGGACGTCACCAAAGAAGCGTTAGAGCGTATCACAATGTCTTACGAAGTGACCTCAGATGAGGCCGAGAGCATGGCTAAGTATTACTTTGCGGAGATTGCACGGATGAACATGCTAAGCCCGCAGGCTCAGACAGTTGTACGTGCTAATTCACCACAGAAGCGTGCTGAGATTCTGACTCAGATAGAACAGAAGGATGGACGTGAGGCGCTTGTGAAGGCCCTGCAGCAAATCCAGAAGTACGAGGATGGCTCTGGTGAGACTATTATCTCTGATAAGACGTTAGAGAAGTTCTTAGAGTATAGGGGCGAATGATGATAGTGACTATCCTATCCGGTGTATGCTGGGTAGGAATAGTTTTTCCACTTTAATAAGTAGACCGAGGGAGGTGTTATCATCTCCCCCGGGCACATCTCTTCGGTAGAAGTTTTTGCGGCACCGCTCTTTCAGTTCGCTGACGTGCATGAATATGCAGTACAATACGTCGTCGGCCTCAAGTGTGCCTATGTTTTGTTTGTGGCGTAGACCTTTCTCTGATGCAGCAATGAGCATCCAATAGTCTGCTTGGGTGGTGGCAATTCCTGACGGGACACCACGGGATTCATACTCAATGTAGAAGTTTCCAGTGCGGTATGTGCCGAAGTCAAATTTCACCTCAACTAGCTTGCTTGCAAACAGTTGCGCAACAAATGTTTCGCCTAGTTGTCCAAGCTTTAGGTCGTAGCGGAAGTCGCTATTAAAGTCCATAATTAGATATCCCAGTAAATAAAAATCCAGTCTGTATTGGGGTGATGATTCCCTTCCCCCTCTTTGGGCGGCTCTTGGCTTGTATCCGACTGATTATCAGTCGCAGGCCGAAAGGAGCGCATCAACGAATGTCATGTCTAAGTTTCGAACTTGTCTAAGGTTCTTGCGCTCCATTATTTTGGCACGCTCGACCTCTGTCTTGCTCGACCCCTGACCAAGGTTAGCGAATATGTTCGCATTGGCCCTCAGCACATTGTCAATCTGCTCCCGAATCTCTATGTTCGTGTAGTACGACATTTCCTTTCGATTTTGTACAAAGGTAATCATTGATGATGAACTGGAATTCATCCAAAGTTCTTGCGATTCTGTATTCATATCCTTGGGATTTAGACAGGGACTCGAACAACTTTTGTGAATCAGAAGCCCTCCCTTTTGGGGTCTTCATCTCAATCCATAGACCATGGTAGGTGTCGTTAGGAACCATAAGAAAGAGGTCGGCGACTCCTGCGAGTACGCCTTCCCCCTTCATAATGGCTGCAGTAATCTTGTCTCTGCGCCCTCCGTTCGGTATGGCAAACAAGCAATATGCTTTATCTGCATACTGCATTCTAAACCACGCCACGCAGGCTCGCTGGAGTCTCGACTCTTCGTGCTTCACTTAGAAAGGAAGGTCGTCTGCTTCTACTACTGATTGCGTTTTCTTAGGTGCAGGCTTTCCGGCTGCGTCCTTACGCTCGATGTCTACCATTTCGGCCCATCCGTTCCACTCGACAGGGATAGCGTCAAGCTTGATTTTAAATCCGGTAGGTGCCTTGAGCACTCGGCCGATTTCAATCCAACGGGTTTTCTCTTCTCCGTTGACGGTGTACTTTCCTGAAGCGACAACCAATTTTTTGTATTGTTCCATTGTAAAATTAATTTGGATTTAGACAAAGCTACGATTTAAACGTTATTAACACAGCCTCACCTGCCTCGTAGCGCTGTAGCAGGTCACTGTACCATATGGTCATTCTAACGAAGTTGTTATAGTTTTCAATCGTTAGCAACCAATCTTTTTTACCGAGAGTTTCGTTGTATCCACTGTCGATGTCTAATATTTCAAACTTACCCTTTGGGGTGATGAATCGCTCTCCCACAAGAAAGAATCCGCCCTTCTGTTTAATCTTCTCTTCGCTGTACTCAGAGTGCTTCTTCAATGCTTCTTCGAAGGCTATCCGCTTCTTCTCGATAGCGTCTTGCATCCTCAGTCGCTGCTGTAATTCGTGCTCTGTCAGAGTTGACCTGTTGTTCGAGTGTTGATATTTCATATCGTAGTGTTTGAAGTGATGATGAGGTTCGGTGAAGTATTGTAAGTAGGGTAAGTAGTTTGTCTTGGCTTTCGCCTTTTGCTTTAGACGCCCAGTCAGCTACCCAGACTTGAGCTTGTCCAAGCTCTAGCTCTTGGGCCATTAGGAGGATTTCATTTGCTCTGTCCATTAGAAAATATCGTCGTCGTTACTGGTTGTGATATGCTCCTCTGTGCGATGAGATTTACCGAGCGGGTCGTATCTGTCGTCTATCAAGAACGTTCCACCAATTCGCATCTGGAGCCTTACGGGGTCGTTAAAGAAAGTAGGCGAGCCTCCGGTCTCCGTGACCTTAACCTTGTTGACGTGGATAAGGGTGTAGTTGTATAGACTTTCGTGTCTGGTGTATCGGTGAACACACCAGAAGTTGTCGGCACGTGACGAGAACTTGGAGCCACCCTCGATATCTGCCTGGGCCAATGGTCTGGGATGTCCGTCTAATTCGTAGCCCATATACTCGTCACCTCGTGTGTGGACCTTGCGAAGCGCCTCTGTTACGCCGTGAGCGTTGATGTAGACAGCGATACCGGTCTGCTTACAGAAGATTCGGATGTCTCCAAGTACACGGTAGTCGTACTCGTGGCCACCTAGCTCTGCATACATCTTGCGGTCTTTAGCGATTGAGTTGTACGGGTCTAATAGGAGTGCTTGGTAGTCCCACTCGTCCTTAATCTCACGGGCCAACTGTAGAAGGTCGTATGCCGTGTAGGTCTTGGTGTCATCAACAAAGCGAAAGTGGTCTAGGATGTAGTCACGTGCCTTATAGAATTCCATATCGCTCACGTCCTCCGTGTGCTGCTGCAGCTTCATGGATATGAGTTTGTCTATGAGAATCCATGCGTCGTTCTCTGATGAGTATACAAGCCACCGGGTGTCGTTCTTCACTGCATTGACAAGCATGTACCAAAGAATGACCGTTGTTTTACCTGCGTTGGCGTGACCAGCGATTACGGTAAGTTCTCCCTTCTTAAGTTGGATGTGCTTGTCGAATGGTTCAACGCCAATGGTCTGTCCCATCTTGAGCTTTCCTTTGCGCTTGAGGTCAATGGTGCGAAGGTGCTCGTCCATGTTTACAAAACGTTCGTCTTTCATTTTGCAGCAAGCATTTTGGGTTCAACGCCTTCGACTTTGCATGCATCCTTGAATTTAGACAAGAGCCCTAGGTTGTTGAAGTACCTCTTGGCAAGTGTCTTTGGTGGGTTGACCTTGTTGGTAACGCAGAAGACCGATGCCTTGACGACACGTTCGTCTGGCTGTGTGTTCCAGTCTATCTCGAACAATCTTGCCACTCGTGGGTCTTGGGTCTCCTCTGTTCGTTCAACATCACCGTGGCGCTCCCATGTCCGGACTGCTGCTTTCCAATCCTTCATTTTGTTTTTGCCAATCATCCATCCCTTGGAGGCATAGAAGTCGATGAATGCCTCGGCCTGACGCTTGGCATCCTTCCATCGGCGTTCGGTCATGTACTCCTCGACCTCTTGGGGCTTGGGTGCTCGGAACCCTTTTTCTCTTTCTTTTGGACTACTACTTGTAGTAGTCTTTTCTTTATCTTTTTGGGAGGGGGGATTATCAAGGGGGGAGACGGAATTTTGCACGATGTCCGGATTTTCCGTACAAACGTCCATAATTTCCGGATTTTCCGCACACACCTCGGGCATTGTGTCCGGATTTTCCGCACACGTGTTTGAACTTGTGTCCGGATTTTCCGGATATTCAACATGCTCGGTGTACCCCAACGCTTGGAGCTCTGCGAATGCGGCATAGTGCGCATCTCTTCCATCCTTTGACATTGGTATTACTCTCCTTACACGCACTCCTTGCGAATAAATAAGAACGAATAAACCCTTGGCTTTGAGCGATAAACGCTCATCAAGAACAACTTTTTCTAAAATACTGCTCATACAACTTTGGTTTAATGGAATTATTCCATATATTTGTAGTAATGATTAGGCACTGTGGTTAGTGTTTGATTTGATTGGTAAGGGGGGATGGGGGCTTCGGCCCCCATTTCTTTTACAAGATGCGGATAGTTTGCATCACTAGGTTAGTCCAATACTCGTCCTTACCATCGTTATACTTACCACGCACATACCCGTTTACAACGACCGTGTCACCGACCTGCACAGCATCAAGTAGCGCTGCATTCTTGTTGTAGGCTGTAATCTTCAACGGCTGCTCTTTAACAACACCACGGTTGTCTTGAATGCTGTTGTTGATTACAAAGTCTACCAGTACAATGCCTTTCCCGGCACCAGCGCCGATTGCGGTGGTGTTTACCTTCCCGACAAACACCCCTTCTGCTGCAAATTTTACGTCTTTCATAATTTGATATTGAACCTTAATTGCGACCGGTATGTGATATTACCGGACTCCCCAAAGGTAATAACTTGAGCTTCGTTGTCTAGCATGTACTTCCTAACTAAGTTTTTACGGTGACGGAGCTCTTCTTCGGCTTTCTTTAGGGACTCACCTCGCTCAACAATGTCTACTGCAATCTTAAGCATTTCATCATCTCCTTCAACCACAAGCTCATTGTCACGAGTCTTCGCATAGTCAGATAGGAATGCTTCGTATGGCTTGGCTTGCTCCTCGTATGCGGTGGGTTCGAAGGTTGCTGCTATTTGGAATCTTTCCGATTCACCGACAGAATCTGAAATCATCGACTTCGCCATAGACAACTGCTCAACAAACTCTTTAATGGTAGGATAGAAACGATTCCACAACTCCTCATCCCACTCAATTACATGCACGTTCCATTGGTTGGCATCCTCGATAAGTACAAGGACGGCATAACTAAGGCCAAGTACACGCATGTAGGCCATGGACTGAGCAATGTATGACGGGTTGATGCCATTCTCCCACACTCGGGTAGCTTGACCGCTTTGATACTTAATCTCTGCGACACCCCACTCATCCCGACCCTGAAGCTTAATGAGTGCGTCTATATTGGCATGAAGCTCCGGACATTCGTCGTTGAAGAACGTAGCATGACGTTGACGCACCAAGTTCACCTTGTTGCCGGAATGATAGTTGTCTAAGAACGAATCTGGGTTCTCGACATCGTAGTATGAGATAAGCCTACGGATGGTTGTCTCCAACTCACGGCCCATCATCATGGGTATCGAGTCATGAAACTCACGCTTGTACAGTTTAAGCTTCTCGTAGAACAACTCCACGTTAGACTTCCACCGGTTAAGACCGATGCACGTACCTACGTCAGAGCCGCCTAAGGTGGTTAGTGTGCCACGGAATTGCTCCCACTCTTTGCGGGACATCTTGGATGTGTCTACAGCTCTGATGTGTTTGGGTAAAGATTTGTTTGTAATCATGTTTAATAACGTTTGTAGCAGTGGATATACCACCCGCTGCCGAGTTTCTTGTCTCTTGATACTATAATGTCTGCATGCATATTGGCAAACTCATGGCTGATAAACGACATTTTCATGTGTTGATACAGATGTGGTCCACCCTTAAAACTAAGCTTGACCATGCTTTGTAGCCTAAGTGAGCCGCAATACTCCGGCTCCTTGGTCTTTGCTCTAGGGACATTGGTCATTAGGATTGTCTCATCATCGACCTTCTCAAAGTACACCTCCCTACCGGATGTACTTCGATAAACAACTTTGCTCATAATTTTAAAGTCCAGCCATTCGCATAACGTGTATAGCCTTCAATGATTCTTTAGGTAGTTTGGTTCCGAAGTCAGCCTCATGGTGGCACTCTCGGCATAGGGCCATAAGGTTGTCTATGATGTCCAACTTCTTGCTTCCGCCCATTCCTCTGGGCTGAATATGGTGAATGTCTACCGCTTTTTTACCACACACTTCGCAGCTTATGAAATCGGTTACTTCGTATCCCATTTCGGTTAGATAAACTTTGGTGTGGTTTTTCATGACGTAGAAATTTAGACTGCAAATTTACTCCTTGATTGGCTGAAAACCATCATCATACAGCTCATCTACGGTCTTCTCTAGCAGCATTTCAATACCACGCTTGATAGCAAGAAACGACTCCTCCTTCTCGGTGTCCATGTCCATGTATCCGTACATCTCCACGAGGTATTTTTCTAGGTCAGTAGACAGCATATTTATGCTGCGCTTCATGTTGTGACGATAGGCTTTTGTCATCTGCAGCTCATCGAATAGTTCAAGCTGCACCTGCATCGTAATAATAAGCTTTACAAGAACTCGCTCTAGGTAAATGCTTTGCTCTTCGGGCGTCATATTTTTCATCCGAAAAACCCTCCCATGCCTAGAATTGCAGCCGTGATAGACACTGCAATCAGCTTGTTAAAGAAGTTGTGCTTTCCGGCTCGGTCCTTGCCGTGATTGGCCAGCTCTATGCCTAGCCCAAGTCCCCATATCAGGATGACTATAATTTGTGGTGCTCCCATTATTTCTGAGATTCTAAAATTAAACTTAGTGCGTTGACATAACCTTCCCAATACTTTGCTTCGGTATCTCTACGACTATACAAACATACGTTGCGATTGTATTGTGCCTTCTTGTATTGCTCAAGAAGAATGTCTTTCTTTTTAATTTGTTCCATCTGGCCAATCACTGTATTTAAGTCCATACATTACATTAAACATCCTCATCTCAAGCTCAGCGTAGTGCTTGGTGAACCTCATATTCTTTTGAAGGTACTCCATCCCCCACTCTTTCCACTGCTCGGCCTGAGCAAGGGTCATAGTCCAGTCGGTATACCAGTCGTCTGTTCGTCCCTTGATGTCGTCAAAGGTTACGTTGTGGCCCGCAATCTCAAACATCTTGTTGATGAGGTCTTCACTTGCCTTGTTCCACTTCTCCTGTTTGGTTAGTCTCTTTGCCATAATGTGTATTTAATTGCACAAAACTGTAACATTTTGTATAGTTTATCGGATATTATCCGAATTAGTGTACTTTATTGCACATATTTATACTCATAGTATAAATTGAAGCGCATTTTTAAACTTGCCAAAACTGTGTTTTTATGGCACATTTGGCGAGGTTGGTTCCAGTAAAATCTCCCAGTAAGTTGTGTGGTCTTTGAACCCAACAACCTTGCGGTCGATTCCTGCGACCACAAGTGGGTAGTCAATGGTAATGTAAGGTCCACCGCTTGGGTCTACCATAATGATGTCGTCTGAGTCGTTGTCGTATCCCATTCGGCAATACTCAAAAGGCCCTCGCCAGTCTATGTTTCCTTGCTCGTTGAGCGAGAAGGTGTACTTATCTCCGTATCTGTTGATGTATTCTTTAGTCTCTTCCATAGGTATGTTAGGTTGTCTGTCTGGGTTGTGGCTACAACTTAGTTTGTGGTAACCTTCGCCTCCGCAAGATTCACATTTCATAGACTGATTGTAAGGTTGTAACTGATTTATTGGATATGAAAAAAGACTCCGTTAATCAGAGCGGTAGCTTGCCGCTTGCTGAAACCTAATGCGCTATAAGCGGGCGGAGTTCTCATTTCATTTTGTGTTAAAGGTTACTTCTTAAGGCTGTTCTTAATTACAAGAACAAATGCTTCAATAAAAGGACGGATGATGTATCCCCATCCTAATCCGCATAAAAATATGCCTATTGTTTTCATTTCTCTTTTGTGTTAAAGGTTTCTACTTCTTCCGCACACTTTGTGCAGTATGAGTATATTCCGTTCTCGCTAACTTTTGTAGCGATAGTAGGGGCAGTGCATTTGCATTGGTTCATCTCTCTTTTGTGTTAAAATCATATACATAGGTCGTATCGCAATTCCCATTTGAGCATTCCGTTATGACTGTAGGCTCAATGCGTTGCTTAGTTTGCACTGTCAAGCTATGCTCATCGTGAAGCTTGTACATAATTACAAATGCCCAAACAATTCCCAATCCTAAGGCGGCTAAAATAGTTATTAGTGTTGCTCTCATTTCTCTTTTGTGTTAAAGGTTTCGTTGTAGTATTCCTCAGCGATGCCTCTGTTTGGGTCCCAGCCCTGACAGCGCATACCCTCGTGGAATGCTTCTATAATTACAGCCTTCTCTTTCTTTAGCATTG